TCTACAGTGGTCAAAGTAAACACTCAGATAAAAAGTTGTTTATCTCTACTTGGCAGTCTTTGCAGAATATGCCAGAAGAATACTTTCAACAATTTGATTATGTAATTGGAGATGAGGCACACAACTTCAAAGCCAATGAATTATCCAATATTATGACCAAACTGACCAAAACAAAATATCGTATTGGTCTAACAGGTACATTGGATGGAACCAAAACACACAAACTGGTCCTAGAAGGTTTGTTTGGTGCATATGAAAAAGTTATCTCAACCAAAGAACTGATCGACAAGAAACAACTTGCAGATTTTGAAATTAAATGTTTGGTTCTGAAATATTCAGATGCAACCTGTAAGTTGATGAATAAGTGTGATTACAGAACAGAAATTGATTTCCTAATTGAGAACAATCAAAGAAACAAATTCATCAAAAACTTAGCTTTAAGTATGAAGAGAAATACCCTTGTTTTGTTCCAAATGGTTGACAGACATGGAAAAATTCTGTATAATATGATACGAGATAGCGAAAATATTGGTGATAGAAAAGTCTATTTTATACACGGAAAAGTAGAAACAGATGACCGTGAATCCATTCGTAAAATTATGGAAACTGAAGAAAACGCAATTATCGTTGCTTCATATGGAACATTTTCTACTGGTGTTAATATTAGAAATCTACACAATGTTATTTTCGCATCTCCTTCCAAATCTCGTATACGAAATCTACAATCAATTGGTCGTGTACTAAGAAAAGGAAGAGATAAGGATAAAGCAGTGCTTTATGATATCAGTGATGATTTCCGTCATGGAAGTAATATGAACCATACTCTTAGACATTTTGTTGAAAGAGTAAAGGTCTACACAGAAGAACGTTTTCCGTACAAGATATATAAAATAGGTCTAAAGGATGAGAAACGTAAAGATAGTTAGAATGATTACAGGTGAAGATGTGATTTGTGATTTTATTGAAGATGAGGGTGGAACTTATATGTCAGAACCTTTGGAGATTTCTATGAAAACAAGTAGAGGTAATTCTACTGTTGTTCTTAGGAACTGGCTTCCTATTGAAATCATTAATGACAATTACGCTCGGGTAAACCCTCGCAATATCATCGCTGTGTTTGATGCAAGTGAATCTGTTTCAGAATATTATGATGAAACCATGACTAAGATCAATAAAGCAATTGTTGCTTCTGCTAATCTTAAAGAAGAAGGGGAAGGTATGATGGATGCTATGGAAGCATTGATAGAATCACAAGGAAAGGTACTTCACTGATCCTTATATATTCTCTCTCCCCGCGAAAGTATTCTTATTATATCACGGAATTTTAAATTTGTCAAGCATTATTTTGGAAATATTATGATCGAAGAAACACCAAAGAAAAAGAAAGAGTATGTAAACAACGAAGATTTTGTCAAGGCGTTGGTTAAGTACAAACAAGATTGCAAAGAAGCAGAGTCTAGTGGTTTGTCAAAACCACAAATCCCTAATTACATAGGAGAATGTTTCGACAAGATTGCAAGGGGACTATCCCAGAAACCTAATTTTATCAATTACACATATAAGGATGAAATGATTGCAGATGGTGTAGAAAACTGTCTGATGTATTTTGAGAACTTTGATCCCGCGAAAAGTAAGAATCCATTCTCCTATTTCACTACAGTTATTTGGTATGCTTTTCTCAGACGCATAGAAAAAGAAAAGAAACAGATGTACATCAAATGCAAGGCTACAGAACAAATGGGCATTCTGGATGAATATGAAATTCAAGAACTTGAAGAAATGTCCAACACCCCGCGACAATTTGAACTTTATGACAACATTGCAGAGTTCATCGAACATTTTGAAGAAACAAAGCGGAAAAAGATCATCAACAAGACAAAAGGGCTTGACAACTTCTTCGAAGAGTGATATAATAGTCGCATGACAAAAATAGCACTAATCACAGATCAACACTTTGGTGCAAGGAATGATTCTCAGTTGTTCCTTGATTATTATGAACGATTCTATTCAGAAGTGTTCTTTCCTAAACTATTAGAAGAAGGTATCACTAATCTTCTGATTCTGGGAGACACTTTTGATCGCAGAAAGTATATTAATTTCAACACTTTACAAAGAGCAAAGAATATGTTCTTTGATAAGTTGGAAGAGTATCAGATCAAGACCTTTATGTTGGTTGGTAATCATGATACCTTTTATAAGAATACTAATGATGTAAACTCTGTCCGTATTCTTAATAGTGATCATTCGTGTATTACCATTTTAGATAAACCCGAAACGATTAATATTAATGATCATGAAATCTGCATGATTCCTTGGATATGTGCGGATAATTATAACGATTGCGTTAAAGAAATAACAAACACTTCTGCATCATTCTGTGCGGGTCATTTTGAAATTGACGGTTTCATGATGTATAGAGGTGGACATACTTGTAAAGAGGGATTAAGCCGTGACTTATTTCGTAGATTCGAATATACCTTTTCTGGTCATTATCATCATAAATCTAGTTCTGACGGGATTTATTACTTGGGTAACCCGTATGAACTTACCTGGATGGATTACCAAGATGATCGCGGGTTCCACATTTTTGATCTTGTTAACCGAGATTTGGTATTTTATAAAAATCCATTTATAATGCATCATCGTTTGATTTATAACGATGCAGATAATGATTATTCTAATGTAGATGTAAGTCATCTAAAAAGTAAGTATATAAAAGTTGTTGTAGTTAATAAAACTAGTCCATATTCATTTGATCGGTTTATGGATAAGGTATATTCTATTGAACCGGCAGATGTTTCTATTGTAGAAGACTTTACCGATTTGACTGAAGGTTTGGATGATGATATGGTTAATCAGGCAGAAGATACTTTAACCATTCTCAACAAAACAGTTGACACCATTAATGAAAATGGTATTGATAATACAAAATTGAAAAACATTTTGCGTGAACTTTATATTGAAGCAAATAACCTTGGAGTAGTATAATGACGTATGGTAGCATTTATAATTTTCCCGACGAAAGAGCAAGAATCACTTTTCCTTTCGTTTGGTGGGATGGTCTTTTTACAGACGAAGAACTAGATAAGATTGTAGAATACTGTGATGAACAGGGTCTTGAAAGAGGACTTACTGTTAAATCAGAAGGACAATCTCCCGAAGAAGATGTTCGTAAGTCTAATGTTAAGTTTCATTCTCCCAATGAAAACACTCAGTTTATTTTCGATAAGATGAATTGGGTCATTCAAGAAATGAACAATAGGTTCTATAACTTTGACATTAATGGATGGGAGTCTTTCCAATACGGTACTTACGATGGTAAGGAAGGTGGAAAATATGATTGGCATATGGATATGATTATGGGTAACAAGAGGGGTGATGAAATGTACCTCACTCGCAAATTATCTCTTGTTATGCTTCTTACTGAGCCGGGTGTTGATTTTGAAGGTGGTGAATTCCAGATGAATGGAAGTTCAGAATCTAAACCAGACGTTCCCGAATTAAAGAAAGGTCGCATCATTGCATTCCCTTCTTGGATGGTCCACCGTGTGATGCCAGTAACTTCTGGTGTTCGTAAATCAATTGTTATTTGGGTACTTGGTCCTAAGTTTAAATAAATTATGGTATTCTTTGAAAAAATCAGATGGAAGAATATTCTTTCAACTGGCAATACATTTACTGAAATCGATCTGGCCCGTTCTACCAACACTTTGATTGTTGGTCAGAATGGCGCCGGTAAATCGACTATTCTTGATGCCCTTTGTTTTGGTTTGTTTGGTAAACCTTTTAGGAAGATCAACAAACCAAATCTTTTAAATTCTATTAATCAGTCACAGGCAGTTGTTGAAGTAGAATTTAGTGCAGGACAAAAGAAGTATAAGATTATTCGGGGTATCAAACCCAATATCTTTGAAATCTATTGCAATAATGAACTGGTTAATCAGAATTCATCAATCAAGGATTATCAAGAACTCCTTGAGAAGAATATTCTAAAACTCAACTTCAAGTCTTTTACACAGGTTGTAATTCTTGGATCAGCTTCATTTGTTCCTTTTATGCAGTTGTCTGCGGCTGATCGTAGAAATATTATCGAGGAACTTCTTGATATTCAAATCTTTTCTTCTATGAACAAACTTGTTAAAGAAAAGTTAGATGATATCAAAGATAAGAGTAAAGACAATAAGTATGCTATGGACTTGACTTCTGAAAAGATTAAACTTCAGAAACAAAATATCGAAGAACATAGGAAACATAATGATGAAGAAATTGAGAAGAAGGAACAGGAGATTTCTAAAAGTGAATCTCAGGCGTTGCAACTTGAGAACGACATATCTCTTATCCAGAGACATATTCAAGTATTGGAGAAGAAAATTGCCGATGGGTCTTCCCTTCGCGCAAAAAATAAGAAAATACTCCAGATGGAATCAAAACTGGAATCTGCAATATCCAAGATTGATAAGGACATTACTTTCCTTACAGATACAGAAGTGTGCCACACATGTAACCAAAAAATTGATAAAGAATTCGCATTGGAGAGGGTATCCGAGAGGGAGACCAAGAAAAATGAGATCCAAAACGGACTTAATAAGTTGCGTGAGGAAATGGAAAAAACAACATTACGATTGGACGTTATAACACAAATAAATGTTGAAATAACAAAGCACATGAATGCAATTACTGAACATAATGCAACCATTCGTGCGATTAATACATATATCAGTAAACTACAAAAAGAAATTACATCTCTCCTTGAAAGAAAAGGAAACATCATTGATGAAAATGAAAAACTTTCAGAACTGAAATCAGAACTGAAAGAAATGATGGTAAAACACGAAGAACTTGTTAATGATAAACAATATTATGAATATGCAGCTATTCTGTTAAAAGATACTGGTATTAAAACTAAGATCATTAAACAGTATTTGCCAATCATGAATAAATTGATTAATAAGTACTTGAGTGCATTGGATTTCTTTGTTAATTTTGAGATTGATGAAAACTTTGA